ACTTGACGTGCCGCATCATCTACTGACAAGCCCTTGTTGACAAGGTCTACGATCTTGTTCAGGTTGTTCATGCTGTCTTTGATGCCATACTTCTTAGCGGCGTTCACGAACTCGTCGCCGTTGATGTAAGCGGCTGGCTTCTTGAGGTATCCGCCTTCCTTCTTGACGACTCCGCCCTTTTTCTTGCCTGTCAGCTCCTTGATGCGCTTACGGTATTGCTCCATCTCGTCGATGAACTGTTGGTCAACACGTTGATGTGGGAAAACCTTTTGAATTGTGCCAGTAAAGTCCTGTGGATTTTTGGTTGTAATGATGTGCTGAGCGGCATCAGGGAATGAGATGGCAAAGGGTGTGAGCACCTCTTGGTGACCCAAGTACATGCCGGGGATTCCTTTTGAATACGTGTTGTGCTGAGCAGTGTCAGTCAGTGGCGCATTGGGAACTAACCGACCAACGCCGTGCCCTGTGAGGTTAACTTCCATGTCGCGCAGGTCAGGGCTGGTGATTGCATAACGCACGTCCTGACCGCTGGGGAAACCTAACGGCTCTGTAATCTTTGGCGTTTGCATAACCCTGTTGTACCACTTGCGCATCTCTGGGTTTTTTTCCATGGCGGCTAAAGCAGATTGCGGATCAGCAACGCCGGGCCAGTCTGGGAAGTCCACAATCTTGTAGATGGTCTCGCCAGTCTTCTTATCCTTTTTAGACGTGACAAAACCTTCAGAAATGATCTTGTCAAACTCGTACATGTCTTGCGGTCTGAGCTTGCTGTAGTCTGTGTAGCGCAGGTTTGCATCAGCAAAGTGCTGGGCAAAGTTGGTGGCAACTGGCCCCATCGCCATGTGTTGTCCAATGATTCGCTCAGCGCCAAACAGGTCTGACAAGTCAGTCGCTTTGTTTTGGACGCCCTGAGCTGGTACTTCGTTGGAAGCGTAGAACAACGGTGTCTCGGCTTCCATGTGACCAAGTCCATAGCGTGAGCCGCCTTGTTGGCGTGAACCAACTGGCTCTCCCTGCAAGGACTTCAGCTCAACATCTGACAACGTAAAGTCGCCCGGCAACGCCATATTGATGTCGCCAATCTGAGGTTGGTACACCTGAGACTCTGGCACATCTTTGGTCGGCACAATTTCATACTCAAGCCCCTTGACGCGCTGGCTCTCCTTCATGGATCTGCCGGCAAGGTTCTTGGTGTCGCCAGCCTTGCCACTGGTTACGTGCTCACCCATCATCTGACGAGCTACGCGCTCTGCATGAGCATTGATCTCTGCTTTGGACTTAGGCATGGCACGAGTCAAACGCAATGGCAACGCACGTTCAGCGTCTGAGATGGCTGGTAAAGCGGCCTTCAAAGCCTTACCCATGATCAACTTACCACCAGCATAAGCGGGGACGCCGTTCTTCATCTTTTGGTTGTTCACCTCAAGCATCATGGTGTCAGGGTTGTTGGAGATGGAGACCTTACCGCCTGCCTTCATGCCTGCTGGTGGTTGATTTTTGCCTGCCTTACTCATTGCGTCAGCCGACATCTTGATGGCTTCTTCTTGCGTCACGTACTTTGGTATTTCTACGCCTTGCGCTTTCAAAGCTTGCATAGCCTCAGCACCAATGGCATCTTCGGATAAGCGCAATCCAGTGTTGCGGAAGTCGCCAACCTGAGACCAGTTACCCGTCTTTACAAAATCCTGCACGAATGGGATGTATTCGTCTTTGGGTTTAGCGTTGCCCTTGCCTTTGATCTGAATGATGCTGTTCCCATAATCAACAGGATCTAAGCCTTTTGTTGCTAAAAACTGATTGAACATATTAGCTATTTTGGCTGTAGATTGACCCCCATAATTAGGGTTAATAGTTTTAAATTCTGTAAAAAGTTCTGATGCTATTTCTTTTCCAAAAGCATTTTCTACCTTTGACCATTGTGGGTGGTTTGGACTAACCTCAACCGTCACATGTGGCTCACCTCTGGCATCACGCAAGCTGTAAATCTTTGTGTTGCCATCTCTAACGTCTTTACAGTAGCCACCGACGCAGTGACCCATTGTGTCGCCTTCATACTTGAGGGCGTCTTCTAAACGTGGATCACGCTGTAAAGCATCAGCTATAGCTTCGTCAGCCGTCTTGAAATAAGGTACGTTTATGTGACCAAGGTTGTTTGGTTTACGTGGGAAAGCTTCTTTGCCGTTTTCGTCTACCACCTTGTACGAGCTTGTGACGTCATCAAGTATGGCGCTATATCCTTGTGGAAGCTCTTTTGGAGGAGCTATCTCAATCCACCTGAAGCCTTCGGGATATTCCTTGTAAGTGGGGAAGCCCTCAGTCTGCTTGATGGCGGCTTCTCGCATCCTCTTAGCCATCTCTTGGTCGTACTCATAGGTGCGACGTACTGCCTGCTCCATGCTGACCTTGTTCAGTTGCTCAGGGCGTATACGACCAGCGGCTACGTCTTCGCGCATAACATCAACAATGTGGTCGAAGCCTAAGTTGTATACACCGCCTGAGTACAGCCTTGTCTCTGGATCAAGCTTGCTGACAAACGGATTGAGTTCACCAGCTCTCTTCTCAAAGCCCTGCTCTCTTGCCATCAGTTGGTATAAGTTTTCCTTGAGCTCTTTATACCTTGTGTCGCCTAAGATCTCTGCCTTTTGGATCTCTGGCATTCTGGTGAGCGCTTCAACTTCTTTTAGGCTAAAGATTTCAGAGCCTGTGTGATCTTTCATACGATCAAGAAAGTTTTTGTCAAGCTCTTTCGTGTACGCATCTATCTCAGCTCTGGCTTGTGCAACCCTTTCGGAAACATCTGCCGCTTCTTGTATCTTGCCAGCTTTGGTGACCCTGATTGAATCATCGGTTAGGTTCTCCCATCGCTTAGCAAGCTCAGACTTGCCCATGCCCTCAGCAGGGTAGCCCTCGGCCTTACGTATGGCTTGCAGGTATTCCATGCGATCTAGGTCTTCAGGTAACGGCATGTGGGTGATGCCTTCTTCAGCCAGCTTACGAACTGGGTCGTCGCGTGTACCCATTTCCTTCTTGACGTAGTTCTTTAAGTTGCTATCAATCCATTTGTTGACTGCCACATCTCTTTCCAGTTGAGCTATGCCTTCAAGTGTGTACTGCCTACGTTCTTCTTGCATATCTGCAAGCGCTTCTGGTGTGTAGCGTTCATGCATATGACGAAGCATCTCAACAGGATCATTACCACCAGCGGTGTTGCGTTTTAACCTGCGCAGGTCGTTCTCAGGTATTCCTAACTGTTCACCGCCACCAAGCCAATTGCCACCGTAGGGCTTGACTACGTTGGACTGCGTGTTGGCGCCCATGCCCAAAGCCATCTCACGGGGTAATCCACCGCTTTCTAAGGCGCCCTTGACAACGGGCTCCATACGGCGCTCAAGAGCCATACCAGCCTTCACTGCGCCCTTGCCTGCCGCCTTAGCGGCTTGGGCTGTGGCGGGGCCTGACAGGTACTGCAAAGGCAACGCCTCGGGTAGCAGTGGTGGGATCTTGTAATCAGTCTCAAGCTTGTCAAGAAAGTCCATCACGTCTTGCGTGTACTCATACGCCAAAGGTTGTGTGGGCTTGTATAGGCGGTCTTCAATAAGCTTGTCAGCTCTTGCCTCGCGTTCAGCCGCCGTGCCTTTACCAATGATACGTGTTGGCATGGCGTTGATGCCCTGCAACATAGCTGAACCCATGAACCTGCCAGCCTGTAAGCCACCAGCAAGCTTCTCAGGGATAGACCTGTCAGCCTGCACTTGGCGCATGAGGTCAGCATCGCGTTGGGTAATGCGTCTGTTCAGCTCTAGGTTCTCTTTAGTAGGGACGCTGAGGTCAACCGTTCCAAACTTTGGAATGACTTCACTGTACTGCGGAAGTTCCATTGCACGTTCGTCATCAATGAACGGCATCGGCTTAGCCGGCTTAAAGTTCCTATTCCTAATGTTCCCAACTCGTGGGTAGAACGCTGGTGTGTTTTCGTCAGCCATGGCTTATCCCGCTGAGTTGCTGTTAGCCCAATGATACCTTGGGTGTTGGCGTTCGTCCATCATTGTGAATATGGGTTCTCGCGCTTCTTAGCCATACCGCTATCCAAGTAGTCGTCCTCGTCGTAGTCGTCCCGTGGGGCGCCATCGATGTCCAGCCACCCAGCATCACGTAGGAACCGCAAGCCTTGGGTGCAGGCGTCCACGAAGTCGTCGTGCGTCGAGTCAGGGAAGGAGCAGATCTGGGACACGAAGCCCTCAGCCCAGTCCTTGACGTAGCCCTTCCTGACACTGCTCTCAGGGATCCAAACACGCCCAGCGGCAATGATGTTGGAGACAATGTTGAGGCGCTGTATCTTGTCAGCGCGACCGGGGTTGTACGCCCTCACAGGCAAGTGCCCACGTTGCAAGTCTTGTATAAGAGCTATGCCTGCGGACTTGTCTTCCACGAGGATCAGGTCTACGCGCTTCTTGTCCTTGCCCTCGCCGTACACCACGTCGTACTCCTCGATGACCTTGGGGCGTAGGTCTGGGTATTGCAGGCGGTCTTGCCAGCAGTCGATCACCATCGCGGACATAGGGCCGTCCAGCGGCTTGAACACACCGAACGTGACGGAGGCTGTCGGATCGTTGACAGTCTTCTCCGAGCTGGCGCAGTCGTAGCTTTGCAGGATGTACTCGAACTTGGGGAACGGCTTGTTAGGCGCCCACAGCTTGAACATGTCGCGCTTAACGATCCCTGATTCCTCAGCATCGATCAGCTCAGCGTGGATCTCCTGCCTGCCAATCTTTGTACCCTCATAGGACAGGATCTGCTTCTTAAAGCTTGCAGACAGGTTCTCGAGGTTGACGTAGGTAGATGCCGTCGTGAGGGCTACGTCGTCTCCTTCACGCCCTACGAGCTCCACAATGAGGTCTTTGGGACGTGGGGTGGTCGTGGCAATGATTTGGGTGCGACCGTCTGCCTTTTTCAGTCGTACGGCGAACTGGATGTTGTACCAAGCTTCATCGAGGTAATCCCAAGCGGCAAGCTCATCTAGCCATGCGCCATGGTACTGACCACCACGAAAGCGATCAGGCTCGCTGGCGCTGATGCCTTTGATCAGGCTACCGTTGATCAGGACGATCTCGTGCAGGGCTTTGTTGTAGTCTTTGATTAGGATCGAAGGGATCACAGCCATGAGTCCTGACTCACCCTCAAAGCACGTGCCGCGGACGTCCATAGACGTAGGGGCGGAAACCAGCCAGCGTGTGTTGGGGTTCTCCCACGCCCACCACCAGATCTGTTCAGCCGCAGTACGGGTTTTCCCTGCCCCACGACCAGCCAGCATGAGCCAGATACTCCACCAAGTACCTTGGGGTAGCTTCTGATGATTAAACGCGCCTGAGAGCCATTCCGTGCGCTTGGCGTAGGCTGAACCGTGGAAGGGGCCGCTCCTGCGCAGGTTGTCCTTGTCAGACAGGATCTCCAGAATCTCTGGCTCTATGACCGCGCTCATTCAGCAATCCGAATAAGCTCTAAGCGTTTGATCGCCACATCCATCTTCGCCTTAACGTCTACGTCGATGATGTTGCGGTCATCCTGCTCCTCAGAAGGCATTACACGCTCGTTGTACTTTTTAGGCGCCATGCGCGCCGCTGTCCACTTGCGAGTGTCAATCCGAAGCTTCATCCACTGGACGTAAGAGGAGTCGAACTTGACCTCGACCAGCTCACCGTTCTTGTCAGTCACGTGGCTCAGCTCTGGCGGTTGGTCGACAATGTCAATCATTTCATCGAACTGCGTCTCAGCTTGAATTTCACGAGCGCGTGTGTATTGCTCAAGAAAGTCAGCCTTGGTGGACAACCACGTCATCACTGAAGCCATGCTTGGCATGTCATCGTCTCTACAGATCTTACGTAGACTCTCCCCTAATCCTAGCCTTGTACAGATCTTGATAGCTAATGCATCTGAGTAGATGGAAGGTCTACCCATTGTTGGCTTCTCCTTTGTTTGCGGCTTACCTGTCACATCGGCGACTGTGTCGCTGGAAAGATCTTTTGGTTTCTTTGCCATCACTGAGCTCCTTTAACGCAAAGTTTAACGGATCTTTGTGTTTGTATGCAATCAGTCCTTCAATCCCCTCATGATCCTTCTATCCATGTCCTTGATGGTGAGCTTGTATTCTTTGTTGAGGCTTTCCAGTTTTGCGGCTTTTACGGTCACATGCTTGAGCTTTGATTCCAGCTCCTGTACCTTAACCTGAAGCTCTGTGATGGCTTTGTTTGCCAGCTCAGGGTTTTGTTCTATCCACTCTGGCGCCCAGATCTCTTCGGTCATTTCTTGAGTCCTCGCACGTAGGCGGCGAAGCTTGCCGTGGTATCCCCACCGTTGCGCATTTTGTCAAACTCGAGCGCTATCTCTTCGAGTGTGTCGTTCCTGATCTTGTTTGTGATGGGGTCAAGCTGGCGTTGGATCATCTGCCTTTTGCGCCAGCCTAGCGCCTTCTCCCAAATGTTCAGTTCTGCTTCGCTCATGAGTTGCGCTCCTTCAGCAAGGCAATCGCTTGCAGAACTGCACTCGCTTGTCCAAGGTTTGTGTTGTAGAGCAAGTCTGTTAGCTCCTCATCCGTCAACCCCTTCCAAGGGCGTACGTAATCCTGTACGTCGTCATCATCCATTGTTTTTCTCCAGCAGTGCGTTTTCAATCTTCTTTGCCCACTCGAGCACCATGATCATGTTCCAGTTGGAGCTCTCAGCAGTTAC